TACACAATGGTGTTTGGTTGGAAGGTAATCATCCTCTCACCACCAATTGTTGCCCTCTTTTTATCATCAGTAAACAGGAGGTCACCCTGAACCACACCAGTAATACCAAGTTTGGGGAAGTATTTTAGTGCTGCCTTGAGTTTTGCTGCCAACTGACCAGAGTAGTTCTCATCAATCTGCTCAGAAGTATACATCTTTTTAGGATTAGTCTTTGCAAATACAGACTTTGTTCCTACAAAAAAAGCATCCCACCTAGGATCAATTCCACAAACAATAGCAGGAGCACCATCCCACTTAGTAGTCACACGTATTGGTGACGTTGGTTCCGTAAGCATACTACCAAGTTCTCTAAGGAAGTTGATTGCGTTGAATCCTCCCTGAGTCCCATTGTTGAGGATGTCATCTTCAAGGTGTTCTAGGTGTGTGTTTTTTGCCATGATCTTATTATAGGGCAGAGAGGGGTGGAGTGGACAGTTTAGTTATTGTAACTTGTAGTATACGGAAGATTTATCTGACTGAGATGACGCATAAAGATAAAGTTCCTTCATTGCCATATCTTTATCTTTACAGGACGTGTTCAACCAATCTAAAAATCTTAACCCAGCAAGTTTACTATATCTCCAAGACTTATCCTGAGTATCAATTTCTACCTTCATATTTATTTCTTGTTTCTTCGTTTGGTCAAGTCCTTTTGCATTATATTTTTTCAACAAATCATAGATCTCAATTGTGATATCTTTTGATTTACTTGCATTTGGATCAGACTCTGCCCAGGTAGGAATATTAAATTGATTTATATTTGCAAATCCTGCATTTTTTAAAAGATCAATAACAACTGCACCTTGAACTTTTCCTTGAGCAGCAGATTTTCCTTTCAGTTCTAACTTCCAATCTCCTTTAGAAGACCCACCAAAATTTCTTGCTTGAAATTTATCAAACTGTCCAGGTCCATAATAGAGATAAACATCCATAGAGGAAGTAAAGGTGAGATCATACTTTTCATACTTTGCCTTTTCGTTTGCCTTTCTAACTGCAACGGATTGATTATTTTTAGGATCCATCTTTGGCGTACCCTCAATCTTTTTGAGAGAAATACCAATCAATTTTTCCTCATTAAACAATTGAAGGAGTGCATTGTTTAAACAATCAATAGTATTCTCTCCATCCAAATGCTTCTTAATCTCTGCAATCTCAGATTCCTTCACCATCCATATATCGGCAGGATTCCACTTATCCTCTGAAGAGAGATTAGTTTGTCCCTTTACTCTACCAAATGCTTTTTTAATTGCTCCATCATCAAGATCCCTATCTCCTCTCAAAAATTTATATCCAGATCCACCAACCTTTTCAAATATTTCATTTGCCCCTTTCACAGATCCTTCTTTCCATTCTTTTGGAATACCCATAATTTCTTCTAGTTTTGTACCACCCACATCAGCATATTTCATTCCACACTGAAGATCTTCTATGGTATAGATTTCCTTCTCACCACAATAATATCTCATAGCAGCGTATACACACTGCGCCGATTCTTGTATTGCTGTTGCTGCAGACCCACCACCAGATCCTTTTGATCCGTTTGGTTTTACAAGAATTCTAATGTATTTTTTTACATCGCCTATTAAGTATACATCTAACTCAGTTTCTTTTTCTAATATTTTAACTTTAACTCCATCTCCATCAAGAGATGTTTGAATATTAGCAGCTGCCGTTACTCTCTTTGCTTGTGGCACATAGACCACCATCTCAAGAACTTTTTTTGCTCTGGGATTTTCATTGGGGTTCTTAACATCGAAAAGATAGTAAGAATAATCTTCTCCACCTAATGCACCCATGACTTTCTCAAAAGTCTTTACTGCAGATGGGGGAATAGTAATTGCCATAGGAATACGCTCCACCGACGTTTACCTTTATTTATGGAGTTAAGGAGACTCGAACTCCTGACATCCTGCTTGCAAAGCAGGCGCTCTACCAACTGAGCTATAACCCCTCAAGAAAGTCCCTTTCCTTTTGATAAGGGACTGTTTCTCCAGTATACAGTTTCCATCCCTCATGAAGTTCTGGAACTAACCACTGATCAACCCTGTAACAGTATTGCCAATTGACTGGTTGAACGCAGTTCATTACAACAACAGTCCAAAATGCTGCTACATGATTGATTACAGTAGTCATCTCACTTTTTGTCAACTGGTTTTTTATTAAAACCAAATGGTGCGACACCCTCTTCCTCTTCCAATCTCATCTTGTGAGCAAGAGAGCAGACGGATTCCATAACTTTAAGACAATCCTCTGTCTTAGATCCCTCGGGCATATTGCGAAAGATGATATCAAACAGAGGAAAGAATCTATCCGACGCTGCTTGTACCTCTTCGGGTGACAGTGGATCTTTATTCATGGGTGTGATCCTCCGGTAAATTAGATTCAATCTGTTCGTCAAGTTGTTGGATCACACTGCGGATAGCAACGGTCCTCTCACCTGGGAACTCATAACTGTCTTGCTTTGTACACAGAAACAGTGCCTGTCTCACAATAGCAGCAGTATGAATATTTACTTTCAAATCAATGTCAACATTACAACTCATTAGGATTCCTCTTATTCTTTAACTGGATCTGGTTTTACTATTTAGATCACACGTCACCGTCTTTACGGTTTTCTGAGTAGTGAACATCAAACTCACCACCAGGATAACGGGACTTGAGTTTATCTACATTCATCTCAATGATTTCATCAAGTGAGATGTTGAGACCCATACAGGCTTGAGCAACATACCACATAATGTCACCGAGTTCACGCTTGAGGTGGAACAGGTTTTCTTCATTGGCAGGTTTGCCTTGGAAGATAATCTTTTTAACAACCTCAGTAAACTCACCTGCCTCTGCGGACATACCTACAGCAGCAGTCAAGAGTCTCCAAGTTTCAAATCCTTCTCCCCTCAGTTCTTGGATACGATACTCAAAGGCATCAGCATCTTTACTAGGTGCAGATGTAACTGCATTTACAAACTCAAGATATGCGTCAGTGTTTACTTTTTTGGTCATTTTAAATCCGGGATAAAATGGATTGTTAGTTTCATTTGATTGGCAGGGCGTATTTGTTGTTTTTTGGTAAGATATTTTCTTTAAGTATTTTTCTATTCCTTGACCTACGTAATCTCTGCAAAAACTGGAGATGTTGATTTGGTGTTCTTTTTTGAGGAGATGTAGTTTTGATGTGATTTGATCTTGTGGATCTGTAATGGTCAGTTGTGCCTTTCTCATAATTGGTAATCGGTAAGTTGGTGGATGATGGTGGAGTTTCTAAAATTGCTTTCTTTGCAGCAGTAAGAGTTGAGAATGGAGCAATTAAAAAAGCATTTGGTAGAGTATTTGAATTGATAATAATGTCCCTCCCATCTACAGTTTCTCATATTAACAAGATTTACAGCATCTCGATGAGCACCGCAATCAGCAATTTTTTGACCACGGGGATTAAATACAAAATACATTAGAAATTAATGGCAGCAAACTTGTTCTTCAAGTTGGATTGTTCCTCGTCATTATTATACGAAGGAGTGCCCATATTGTCAATCATATCATCCTGTGCAGTCTGCTCACAATCATACAATCTCATCTTTGCACGGTCAATGCCAACAATAAATCTCTTATTGATAGTGGGGTCGTTATATCTATTCTTTAACTGTTTGACCATCAACTGTCCAAGTTGTTCCAACTCCTCGGTAGAGATAAGGGCAAACATAAGATCAGCAGTAGCAGGGAGACCAAAGGACTCACTAGTGTCAGTAATGTCAACGTCAGAGCTACCATAACCAGAACGAGTGGTCTGGGTGGCAGATACGATAGGGACCTCGGATTCGACAGCCAACCCTCTAAGCTCCTCTGCAATAGCCTTAATATACGAATATGAATTGACAGAACCGGATGCGCGATAGCGGGAGGAAGCGCATATATTAAGGTAATCAATGAAAACAATATCAGGTCGAAATGATTTCTTAATAGCAAGTTCATTAAGTAAAGCACGGAAGTGCCCAACGTGTGCGGATGCTGTTGGATACTCTTTAATGATCAAAGATCCTTGAGTCTTCTTAGCAATATTATTTACCTTTGATTCAAACATCGACTTAGGTAAATCAGTGATATGCTGAATATTAACATTCAAAAGGTTAGCATCAATACGCTCAGCAATCTTTTCCTCTGCCATCTCACAAGTGATGTAGAGAACATTCTTACCCTGCGTCAGAGATGCTGCTGCCATATGACACATAAACAGAGACTTACCGACACCAGTGCCAGCAAGTGCAATATTCAGAGTCTTATTTGGTAGACCACCTTTAGTAATCTTATTGAAGTATTCCAAGTCGAATGGAATCTTAGATTCTTTCCTATGATAATACTCATATCGGTCATCATAATCCTCCAGGTAGTCGTGACCCACACGACTGCTAAAACTCACTGAGAGAGCATCTGAGAGGATTGATGGGATAGCATCCCTACCACGATCCTTGTCCTTACCATCAGCAATCTGAATGGCATCCATAAGAGCAAGGTAGATAGCACTATCACGACACCACTTCTCAGTAGTATCGATCAACCAATCTGGATTAGTATCAGTCTCCTCGAAAGAGTTGACGCACTGGAGGATATCTGTGTAAACATCTTGAGTGATGTCATCACGATTCTCCACCTCAATAATTAATGCCTCAGGAGTAATTGGTTTAGAGTATTTTTCCATAAAGGAAAAAATCTCCTGAAAGATAATCTTTTCCCGTTGTTCTTTAAAGTATTCTTCTTTAATGAAAGGAATTGTCTTTCTAATATAAGTTTCGTTGTTGAGTAGATTGTTGAGTATTAATAATTCAACTCTCTCCATATGAAAACTCCTTCATAGCAATTTGGTCAAGTTTCTCCATTACATCTTGAGTAAAATAAGATTCTGGATCTTTGTAGATCGCTTTAGCATATACCTTCTTGCCGTCTATTTCATAACGTCCGGCAACGTTCTTCCAAAGTCCGCCAATCTCACCGAGTTCAAGAAGACCATAATACCTATCAAGACCACGACTATCGTAAAATAAACGAATAGTGACATCCTTATTCTCCTTACTTAAACGCGACTTTGCTGTCTTAGCTTTAATAAGATTGCCAATGACTTCTGTTCCATCCTTTTCTTTCTTTTTGCTGAGATAAATGATCGTAGACGCTGCATATTTGAGGCCGCTGCCTCCGCCCATTTCTTTGGTGGGAACGTATGATCCGATGACATCATATGTATGGTTTGTGACGATGAGCGGGACATTTGCTTGACCTAATTTGAGTGTTAACATTCTGAACGCACCCTTAACCAATTGAGATTTGGTCATATCACGAACTTGCTTATCATCCAATGCATCTCTAATCTCTTTCTCAGTAGAGAGCATTCCTAGAGAGTCTAGCACAAACATACAAGGTTTGCGATCCTCTATAGGCATTTTCATATATTTATCGACTGCCTTAAGAGCCTTCTGTCTAAACTCTTCAATAGTTACTACATT